TCGTACAACTCAGCCCTTGCGATAGCCTTTTCCCTGTCAACCCTTAGAATCTGCAACTGGCCTTCATATTCCTTTTGCCGATTGTCAAAGGCCGCATCCTTGTAGGCGGAAATCCAACCGCCGACAATCACGCAGGCGATGGTGGCGCAGACGAGGAAGCCCATGACTATGGAATGTTCTTTTTTCCAGGTGAAAGGGAATGTCATTGGTTTGGCCTCACTAAATTAACCGAATACTTTTGTTGATTTGCGGCCAACTCCATCTGTAGTTTGGTCAATTCATGCGCCTGCTTTTCTCTTAACTCATCGAGCTTGGTTTGCCGCTCCTGGTATTTCCAGTAGACAATCAGGATTACAAGACATCCGACAATCAAACTGAAAGCCACGGCAGGATTGTCTTTTACCGTAGCGTAAGCATTGCTGAAAAATGCCTGGATATTCAGGCCCAGAAAAGTTATGCCAGCAATGATGGTGGCCCAGATGGATTTCTTTGCCCCGCTCTTTTCAGGCACAACCGCCTGCACGTCAATCGCCTTTCCGTCTATCGGCACAATGGGCAGGGCAGGTTCCGGCGTGAGCGCGTTTGGTTGGATTATAATACCAGCAGCGCCAGCCTCGTTTGTTTGCTGAGATGGCGATTGCTGCTCATTAGAGGCTGCTGGCTGGCTTTTCTCGGTAAGCGCCGATAAGTCGGCAGCCCCTAGCTGGCCTGCGGGGGGAGACGATGAACCTATAGCATCGCCTGAAGGGAGTTCAGGTTCCCGCAAGCCAGATAGAAGCTCCTGAAACGTGCTGGCATAACCCGCGATGAGTTGCGCCTTGTCGGTGCCGTTGATGATCTTCCTTGCGCCCACAAAGTCTGTCTTGCTGGCATTGATAAAGTCCGAGAGTTTCTTGCCGGTGAAGAGTCCCTTTCGCATTCCGAGGCTGGTAATAGCCCACGCAATTCTCGGCTCCATTGACTGCGCCGGGTCGTTGACCAAATCCACATCAAGCAACTTGGAAAAGACTTCGTAGTTTTTCCGCCAGGTAAGTTGAACGAGACCGCGCCCGTAATACTTCTGTCCGGTCTCTTTATCAGCGATGCCGTACTTTCTGCCCCTGCCTTTGCCGTATTCTTCAATCGGCAGAAAGGTGTTGGCTGTCTCATGTTTTATTGTTGCAAGCACATAGCTGATGTGGTGCTTGTCGGTCATCGTTTCGTCGGCTTCAATGAAGTCCAATAGGTCAGTCAAAGCATCAACCTGGCTTTGACTCAGCCTGCCAAACTCTTCCCGGTAGCCCGCAAAGAATCGCTCCCTGTTAATCTTCATAGGTTGTTCTCTCCCCTTAATTCCTGTCCTATTCTTGCCGCTTTTTTTGTGCTATCGGCTCAAGCAATCGTTCAGGTGACAAACTCACACATTGCATCAAGTTTCCCGATATTGAAAACTTTGCCCCCGTGAGTTAGCTGCCTAACCCCACAGGTATTTTTATGTAACCCCGCGCCGGTTTCTGGCTGCCATCGAGCCGCGCATCACTCGGCGTTTGTCACCTGAAATTCAATCCCCTCATATCGCCCAGCGACCGTGGCGCAGTCCCCGTCGCGCCTTTCCTACCGGCTTCTACCGTGGCCGGGTGGCCGCTGGCTTCCCTTTAATGACCCCTGGTAAACAGAGTCTTTATGACTTCCCAAAACCCCGCAATTAACGCCCCCACACCCGCGACAATGGCCGCCGTGATGATGGCTATTTTGCTTTTCTTATCCAGCAAGGGTTTGCCATTCTTGCCGTTGACCAGATTGGTCAAGCGCAGGACTTCGCCATCAAGAGCCACGCTTTTTGCGTCGGCTTTCGCGGCCTTCTCTTCCGCCTGTGCCGCCCGGGTTTCGGCGTCGGCTGCCCGCTGCTCTGCGTGATTGAATCTGCCTTCAAGGTCGGCAACTCTGTCCTCAAGGTCTTTCTTCCAACTCAGTATGGCAAGCGTTCTCTGGTGCCTCTCCACCCCTTCTGTGATGGCGTCAATGAATCGCTCGATACCCCGATTGCCCTCGCCTTCAGTTAAATCGAGTTTCGCAAAATAACCTTGCGCGCCCATCCGTCGCGCCTTGATTGCATCCCCGGCCCGGAAATATCCGGTCAACATTATGACTGGAGTTTCCGGCACTTTCTCCAGCCACTCTTCCAACCCGTACAGCCCATCGGCATCAGGCAACTTCTGGTCAAGAATCGCCATGTGGAAGTTGTGCGCGGGGTTCTTTGCCATAGCGATGCCGTCTGCCAGCATTGGCGCGTGAACGCAACTGATGGTGTACTCGGAATGCTCGGCAATCAGAGCCTCCACCAACTGCGGCGCGTGGCGGTCATCGTCTATGATTAAAAGTCTGTAGGTTGCAATCGCCATAGGTTTTTACAGCTCCACATCCACCCGCCGCCCATCAGGTTTAAGGATTTTCAACATGGTTCCTTTTGGCATCACCCTGACCATCTCGGCAAAATCAGACATATCTTGCGGAAATTTGCCGCCAACGTGAGTAACAATATCGCCGGGGGCGATTTCCTTTGCCTTCATAGCCTCCGTGCATTGCTCAACATAGAAGCAGGGCAGGAACATCGCGCAGGCGGCTTTCTGGGCTTTGCTCAAAGTGGAAGCAAATTCGCCGCCGCCGCCCATCACTAGAGTCTCACACTCAGTCGCCGTTACGTTGCGGCAATCAAAGTTACAAGGCGCAGGCGTACAGGTGCCGTCTGCTGTACATCGTTCGCATCCACCAGCCATATTAATTTCGCTCCCTTTCGGCGCTCTTGATCCCGACCGACGCATTGGTAGGAATCGCCATTAAGGGCAACTTATCAGCCTGCCCGGTGACTTTCTTCCCCTTGCCTTTTGCCCATTGTCGCGCTTTCGGTTTCGGCTTTTCGGTGACAGTCTCGGTATCCGCAGGCGCAGTTGCAGGCGCGGCGGCTGGGCTCTGTTGCTTTCTCGTATTCAATTCGTTGGTCAGCGCCTCAATCGTTCTGCGATCCTGTTCCCGCTTCTCCATCTCCCGGCCTTTCTCGATCAACTGGTTGTAGCCAAACGGCACAACCCAGCCACCGATTGTGATTAACATCGCGCAAATTGACAGCCACATTTGAACGCGAGAACCGTTCTTTTCAACTTGTCTAACCATTACCATGAACCTCTTCAGAATGAAGTTTCTTTCGCCTGATCCCCGTAGTTCTGCCCTACCCCGAATGTTTTCCATGTTCATTGTCCTATCCTCCTACAAATTAATTTGAGTGAGGATTAATGATGCAATTCCCTATCCCTGATTGCTTGATCTGTGGGCTGGCTAATGGTTAGTTGACAGGCGCTTGCCTGTTCTGATTTCATGCGCTCCGCCCATCGGCAGCCCTAATGCCTTTGGGTATTCAGGTAAGTTTTACATACCTGTCTTAGAGGCCGGGGGATGCTGATAACACCTCCCGGCTTCACCCCTGATTGACTAAATCAATCAACTGTCCTATCAATCACTGTAAACGTGCCTATTCCGAAAACCTGCAGCACCAGCTTTCCCGTTCCTTTGCAGGCATCCCCGACCATCGCAACCCGGTAAGCGGGCGTTGTTTCATTCAGACTGACAACACAGCCTTTCCTGGTCAGTTGCCCGAAACTCTCCACCCTGTATATTGGGCAGGCGTTGGTAAAATAGGTGCCATCGGATTTCAGCAAAAAGATGCGGGTTGAATTAACTTCATCGCGCAATCTCAGGCTGGGCAAAAAATTCTCATCTGTGGGATTCTGAGCAGAAGCGGAGATGCAAAGCATTCCTAAAAGGGTGAGGCAAACAAATATTCTTTTCATAGGGTAGAGACTCCTTCTGTGGTCTACCCCATCTGCTTCACCCCTACGATTTCTGCTGACGCTCAATTGTCTCATATCTGACTGGGATTCCTATATACTTATTAAGTAAATTTAATTAGCGGAAAATCCACAACATTGTTTGGCGTATTACCAACTATATTCGCTGCCGTGGTTGCGATCTGCGCCTGCCCGTCATTTAAAATATTGTCGGCATTGGCTGAAAGCGTGTGAGCCGTTACCGCTACGGTGGCGTCGGTGTTCTCGTAGACGATGATATATTCCCACCCCATGTAAACCCAGAATGGCGAGGTAGCCGTGGATTTCTTTGGCCCGGTGCCCGTGGTTGATATTCCGTTGCTTGTCCACAGCAGTACAGGCGTTGTCGTACCATCGTCGGCGTAAATCTTGATGGTTGCTGTGCTGCCTCCCTGCGCCGTGGTCACATTAACAGTTGCCACAGTGATGGGCATTGACTTTGGCGCAGTCACCCGCCTTGCCCTGCTTGATACCGCCAACGTCGTTTCCACAGTCGGACTCTCCACCGGCACAAGCCAGTAAGAGTCGTGCAGGGGCTTGCCCAGATGCGGCGCTACAGGAACTCCGATAATCGACTTTCCATTCCCGTGGGGCAGCATCACCGCCGCGTCAGAGGCTACAAGCGGCTTTATACTTGGCGGAAAGATGATGTAATTCTGCTCGGTTCCGGCAGTCCCACTCCCCACATCATCAGTCTTCGGAGGCCCGCCGATGTAGAGCTGGTCAATGATGGTCTGATATGCCGCCTTCACCCGCTTCATCGCCTCGTCTATAAAGTTTTTTACCGCTTCAGGTGTCATAATCTTTAAGCCGCTGCCTCAATGAAAAATTCCGCCGTCATTGACAACTCGCCCAAATCATCAAGAGGTTCCGCATACTCAGTGATTAGGAATTTATCTGGTGGCGTGTGGAAAGCGGCACTGAACAAAGGCGGCGGCTCCACGCCCACGATCCTGATTGTGTCATCGTTATCCAACACGCAGAGCTGCGGCGTAACCAGTTGCAGTTTGTAGGCAATCCTTCCCTTCTCCTCAATAAGCCTATCCGCCTGGTCATCCAATACGGTCTGTGAGGCAGCGACGGCGCTCAGGTTTGTGAAGGTCTTATAGCCGACTCTACCAATAGACATGGGGTGAGAAGCATTCGTGATTTGGCTTGTCGAGTTTAATTCAACGACTCCCTTGCTCCCGGGCCTCTTCAACACCACCTCGTTATAAACGTCCTTCAGATTGGCAGACTTCTTCAAAGAGGTGCGGATGATGGAATTTTCATCAGCCGAAAGGGTCAATTCCGTTGCCCTGCTGCCAAGACTTACCCACACATCGAGTTGAATGATGCCGTATGAATCGGCTCTGGCCGGCCGATAATTCATCTCCTTGAGCAGTTCATTCATTATGCTGAGTATGGTTGTGCCGATGGGGTATTCTTTGCTGACTGGCAGGGTTGTTTCCGCCACGGTGCTGGTTGCAATGGCATATTGGCCGGCTACAAATCCCGCATAGGTGAATAGGTCGGTAAGGGCTTCGCGGTATTTCTTTGTTGTGGCTATGGTGTAGTTGGTACTGCGAACCGTTGTGTTCTCTAACTTCGCCGTGAGGTCTTGAATCAGCGCCTCAAAATAAGAGCCTGTAGCATCCTCGTCCACATCAGGGTAAGAGAAGCTGAAGACTCCGCGTGGAAACTCAGCCCAAAAGGTTCCATCATCCCCGGCTGTCGCCATCTTGATTGCCAGCCACGGCCTCACCTGGTCATGCAGAAAATCTATTTCGTAAAGCTGACCGCTGCCCGCCTGAAATCTTGCCCTGACCTGTGCAGGAGAGAGCGCATAGCCGTATATGGCAACCTCATCCAATGCGCCCGTCAGGTAAGTCCCTGTTCCCGGCGATCCTCCTATATTAATGGTTGAGGTGACGGAATCAATATTGCCCGTCTGCGCCTGTCTCTTGACTTCCGTGCCATCAATGTAGGCTTTCATATTGATGCCGTCATAGGTGCAGGCTATGTGGTGCGGAATGCCATCGTTGATGAAGATTCCCGTGGAGAGGAGTTTTGCCACGCCCCCTATGTAGATTCTGAATCGCAACTCCCCGCTGACCAGCAAAACTACCCAGCAATTATTTCCGCTGTCATCCCTCTCTATTACCCGTTGCCCAACCGTTGTGGCGCTGGTCTGAATCCAGGACTCTATGCTTATGGTGCTGACATTGAAAGCCGCCGCATGAGCCACAGCCACATAATCATTACTGCCGTCGAAGGAAGCGGAGCCATTGAGCAGGGCGGCTTCACAGAGACTCCGCGTATTGAGCCCAACGCCACCTGTATAGGTGCCGGTGCGGGAATTGCCACTAGAATCCGTGGCGCTCGTTCCGCTGGTTTCGCCAAAACGCCAAAGCGCCAGTGCTGATTCGTGGGTTATCTGAGACAGCAGGGTTGGCATTTCAAGGTCATAGTTATCTTCCCCGTTGGGGTCGAAATAATCATCTACCAGCGTGAATGTCCTCTGCTCAATTCCGATACCACCCCCACGCCTTATGGCGGGATTTGCTTCACTGTACTTGATGCTGCCGCCCTCTTTCACTGAGCGCAGGGGGCGCAAATAACTGCCATATCTATCGAGGAGATCGAAGCGAATGCGGCGCTCTATGACGCCACTGCTGCCAAGCATAGCGGCATCTACTTCTGCTGCGGTGAATCCATTGACAGCCCTTGATAGCATTAGGCGGATTCCTCCTCGTCGTAGGCTGATTCCGTGAGTTTCAAAACCAAATCAACATGCAGGTCGGTGCTGGTTTCGTTGTTTGGGTCTATGGTGCAGAACATTAGGTTGCCGTCTGGATTGCGAAAGCAGAAAAGTTCGTTCGACCAGAGCATTGCTTCCAGCAACGGCATAACCGTTGTCCTGTCGCCGTTCAAAACCTTGATGGGGCATTCCACTGTTCGGGCAACGTGAGGGGCTGATTTAATACGGGGCTTTTCCACGGCAGCCAGCCGCAAAATATTTCCCTCCCGGCTCACCTTCTGGCTTTGGGTTTCAGGGTTGAGCAGTTCAAGCACCCCCAACTCACCCAGATTGGAGCTAGAATTTTTCGCAACATGATGAATCCACACATTGCTGAGGGTCAGCGTTGCTGTGATGGGTGCGGTTGGTGCGGATTCCTCCCCGCCTGTTGTCACCGTATTACCAACGTAACTGACCTGCACACCACTTGGCACGTTGTAGTCTCTATAAACAGCGGCATCTGGATCGGGCACGTCTCGGGGAATCGCAGAGGAAAGAATAACGCCGTTTCGTCTGAGCCTGTTCAGGGGCGTGGTCGCGCTACCGGGATTATCAAAAATCACCCGTATTAACCCTTCAAGGGGGAATGCTGTGGGGGTCATGTATGCCATTATCTGCTATGCACCTCCCTGAAATCCGTCTCAATACAAGTGAGAGAGAAAGTTGATTTTGCAAGGTCGGCAGTTCTGGGGATGTCCAATACCCTGCCAAATATGGCGTTGTGATCTGAGTCCCTGATGCTCAGGATGGCGTTGGCTTCAAACACCGCCAGCAATGCCGGGAAGGTGGTTGTATCGCCTCTGGGGATGATGCACTGGTAAACCAGTTCGGTATGTTTGGCCTGCCCTGCCAGGGTAATAAACTGCGTGCGGCCCTTCATCGCCACACTTCGTTGCTTCTTCACAAATCGCTTAACAATGGGGCCGGCGATGGAAAGTTTCACACTCAGTCCGGCGTTGCTGGTCGTGCTGGCCTTATCAACGACATGCAGGTACAACCCGCCTATCTGCACCCCTGCCGGATCGCTTGCGTCTGATTCGGTTATGCCCAACGTAGTGATTTTGTAAGCTCTGACCTTGTAGGAATATTTGTTGTAGTCGGAATGCAAATCATTAGCGACATGGTTATCTATGTACAGTCCATTGGGGCCGAGACGGGGGGAAATCAACTCATAGTCGCCGCCATTGAGTGACCGCAGGATGCGGTTGTGATCCACGTCTGCCGGGGTCGGATTATCAATGGCAAGCTGGAATGCGCCGTCGATGGGAACAACATCAAGCGTGGGTTGCGCTGGGCCTATATAAGTGACAGTGAAGGCTTGCGTAGCCTCTGCGCTCTCAAGGCCCGTGAGAGGATCAAAGACGCTGATATACACATCGCCCGTCTCGCCATCGAGGAAACCAAAAGGCGGTGTGAATGAGAAGGCCGATGACTGGATAGTGGCCGTGAGGCGCGGGTTGCCGCCTATCAAGATTCTTATCTTGAATCGAGTATGCGCTATGGCTGTGAAGGTGAAAGCCCATGTAGCCGTCGAAATCGTGCTGCTGCTTGTTATTGTGGGGGTTGCCGGGGCTGCCGCCACGTTGACAGGGGTAGCCTGTGCGAACGGGCCAATAACATCGCCTACAAGGTCATAGGTGGCAACATCCCAATATTTCTGGCCCAGACTGGAGAGGATGCCGCTACTTGCTGACCAGGCCTTCAATTCGGCTGTGGAAGACACCTTGCCGGTGGTGGTCGGGCTGCTCATATCAGGGTTGCTTGAATAGCGCAGCTCATAGGCTCCCTGTGAATCAAAGTCCGGGTAGTTGCCCTGCCATGTGAAATCAATAGCCGCCTGACTGATGTAGCCCGTGGGAAATAGATTCGTTGGTGCGCCGGGGGCAACATCGGCAAAGAGTTGGAAGTTGCCCGAGTATCCAGGCTCCCCGTCATCGGTGCCGTTGTTCGCCACCACCTTGATCTTATAGGTGCCGGGAGATAGCCCGGTGGTGTCCCACGCATAGCTGAGAACGCCCATTGCCGTAGTGGTCAAAAGCGTATAAGTAATACCCGTATTGTTTGAATAATAAATCTTATAAATTAAATCTGCGGTATCTACATTGGGGTCGGTGGCCGAAATGTAGGTGATGTTCTGAGTGGAACCGATGGTGAATTTGCCATTCGTTATGGGTGCGGTTACAACTGGCGCAGAGGGGGCCTGCAAGGGACTGACCCACGCGCCCGCGATGGAAGAAGTGACATTGGCAAGACTAATAGTGCTGACGGATGACCATGTGTGCGAACCGGTATCCCCTGCATTCTCCGCATACCTCACCGCCACGTTAAGCGGCATGATGATGATAGTGGGCCCGCCGCCAGCAATGCCGCCTTCCCTACTGTAATCCTCGCCCTCATCATGAATCGAATCCGGGGAATCAAAATCAACAAGGAATGATGAAATGCCGTTCGGGTAGCCCGTGGTTGCAATGGCAGCCACGAAGGCCGCGCCGGGGAAGGGCGCTGTTGTGCCCGCGTTAATAAGATGCGAGGTGCCGGTTGGAGTGGCAGAGTAACCAGCCGAATAGGGAGTCGTTGATTTAATGCCGCTCACGCGAACAAAGAAAGCGCGGAACGATGCGGGATTTGTGGAGAATGAGAAGTTGGCGCTTCCTGAACTCCCTCCATCAAAGCGATACCAGGCCACACGGCTTGCCGCAGAAATAAGGTCGCCGGTAACGCCTGAGATGGCAGGAGCAACTAAACTGGTCGTATCCCCATTGACATTAAAATAGGAGATGAATAGCCATAGATCATCCGTGGTGTCACTCAAGGGGGCATCACAATAGGCATTCGTGATCATGTAGCCCTTTGAAGTATTCGCCTCGTCTTGATGAATAACTATTGCCATAATTTATGAAGCCGACCGCAGGAAATGCCCGCCATCCCTTTGCCTGAGAACCTTGCTTACCTCATCCCGTACCTTCTCCATCAAGCCGCCTTCGCTAATCACCGTTCCGGCCTGCACAACCACAGAGATGGAGGTTGATGATGATGATGGGGCGGCGGGCGCTTGACGGGTTAGAGACTGCGCAGAGCCTGCCCCTGCCGTGAGTCCCGATAATGCGCCCGTCGATGATTTGATGGACGATGCCATGCGGGTTAAGGCCGCCTGCAACGCATCGAATTGACCCACACCCCTATCTGCCATCGAGGTTAAATTCGCGCCCCAATCCAAGAGTTTTTGAAGGTCAGAGGTGATAGTGGCGAGTATGGAATCTTCCAGGGGTTTGTAGCTGGCTATCTGGGTGAACAATTCCAGCATTGATTTTGTGGTTTCAAAAATAGTGGCGAAGATGCCGGCAGAGGAGCCTGCTTTATTCAATTCCAGCCCCCTCTCGCTCTCGCTCAGTTCCTTCATCTTCTGCACGATCTTTTGCGCCGTGGTGAAAGCCCCATCCAACTTGCTATCATCTAAACTTACACTTTCAGCAAAGCCCTTGATGACTTCAGGGACAGAGCCAAGAAAATCAAAACTGGTCTTGAGCTTG